ATAAAAGAAAAGTTTCTCAAGAATTGGAATGCAATTTCTTGGGCTCAGGTGATAACGTATTTGAATCTACATTACTTCAAAGTATTTCTGAAAATATGGTCAAAGAACCTGTTAGCAAAATGGTGAGTGGTAGTTTTTGGATATGGAAAGAACCCGAACTAAATCACAGATATATTATGGGGGTTGACGTTTCTCGTGGCGACTCCGAAGACTTTTCTACAATTCAAATTTATGATTTTGAGGAAAAAGAACAAGTTGCTGAATATTTGGGTAAAGTACCACCTGATGTGTTGGCCGAAATTGCCTATAAGTGGGGTACCATGTACAAAGCATTTATTGTTATTGATATCACCGGTGGAATGGGGGTTTCAACATCAAGAAAATTACAAGAATTGGGTTATAAAGATTTGTATGTTGATGGTGTTGATTTTGGAAATAAATGGAAATATGACCCTCGTGCTTTGGAAAAAATTCCAGGTTTGAACTTCAGTTCAAAAAGGGTACAAATTATCGCCGCGTTAGAAGAAGGACTACGTCATGGTTTGGTTATTCGTTCATCTCGATTATTGAATGAAATGAATACGTTTGTTTATATAAATGGACGACCAGACCACATGAAAGGACAACATGATGATTTGATTATGTCTTTGGCAATGGCGATTTATATTGCAGAATCTTCATTTTCACAACTTACTAAGGTTACAGAACAGGCTAAGGTTATGTTGGATTCTTGGCAAGTGAATTCATATGAACATCAAAATGAACAATATTTCAATCCTGCGTTACCTCAAAATATGAATTCGAATAACCCTGTTTATCGCAATCAACCCACTAAAAGCGAATATGAAAAGTATTTATGGTTATTCGGCGGTATAAAACGTTGATAAAAAAAATATTTGATGTAATTTTTGTAAGATGGCAGAAAACGAAAAAGACTTAACGATATGGCAGAGGTTATCCCAAACCTTCGGGCCAAATTCTTTATTGGGTCAGGATTTACCAACATATAAGTTCGACAAAAAAGAATTATTACGTACTACAGATAAAGCGGAGTACGAAAAGGAAAAATTACAAGCTCGTCAGACTTCATATCTTACACAACAATGGGTAAAGATTGAAAATAATCTATACTCACAAGCCGTATATTATGAACCAACTCGTTTGGCATCATATTATGACTACGAATCAATGGAGTATACTCCTGAAATTGCGGCAGCATTAGACACTTATGCTGAGGAATCCACAACAGTAAATGAGGATGGATATATGTTACAAATTTATTCTGATTCTACAAGAATTAAGTCAGTACTTGGTGATTTATTCAATAACGCATTGGACATTAATACTAATTTACCTATGTGGACAAGAAACACCTCTAAGTATGGTGATAATTTTGTCTTTTTGAAGTTAGACCCTGAAAAAGGTGTTGTTGGTTGTTTACAATTACCAAATATTGAAATCGAAAGAATCGAAGTTGGTATGAGAGGTCGTGCAACATCTGGTTTGGGAGGTGCTGCTACAAATACTGATACTAAGAGTTTGACATTTAGTTGGAAGAACAAACAGTTAGAATTTAATTCATGGGAAATTGCCCACTTCAGATTATTGGGTGATGATAGAAAGTTACCATATGGTACATCTATGTTGGAGAAAGCTAGAAGAATTTGGAAACAATTAGTTTTAGCGGAGGATGCTATGTTAGTTTATAGAACATCAAGAGCGCCTGAAAGACGAGTATTCAAGGTTTACGTTGGTAATATGGATGACCAAGATATCCAACCTTACGTACAAAGATTTGCAACACAGTTCAAGAAAGACCAAATAACAGACCCTCAAACGGGTAATGTTGATATGAGATTTAACCAAATGGCTGTTGACCAAGATTTCTTTATACCTGTTCGTGACCCAAGTGCACCGAATCCGATTGAAACTTTACCAGGTGCTACTAATCTTTCTGAAATTGCAGATATTGAATATATTCAGAAAAAACTTTTGACAGCACTTAGAATACCTAAAGCGTTTTTGGGTTTTGAAGAGGTTGTTGGTGATGGTAGAAATTTATCTTTACAGGATATTCGTTTTGCAAGAACCATCAATAGAATACAAAAATCTATGTTGGCTGAGTTGAATAAAATTGCAATCATTCACTTATTCTTGATGGGTTTCGAGGATGAATTGAATTCATTCCAACTTAGTTTGACTAATCCTTCTAAACAAGCTGATTTATTAACAATAGATGTTTGGAAGGAAAAAATGTTATTGTATAAAGATGCTGTTATGCCGATTGAAGGTATTGCTCCTGTTTCACAATCATGGGCTAAGAAACATATTTTAGGTTTCTCAGATGAAGAAATCAAATTGGATTTACAACAACAACGAGTCGAAAAAGCAATCTCAACTGAGATACAAAATACACCTAATGTTATTACTAAAACAGGATTATTTGACACTGTTGATAAATTATATGGTAATGGAGGTCCGCCATCAGGAGCAACTGAAACTGACACTGCGGGTGGTTTAGGTGATGTAACAGCGGATACTACAATTCCTGATGCTGGTTTTGAAACTGCTGAAACACCAACATCTGAGGTTACACCTGAATCCTTAAATAAGAAAATGAATATTATCTTAGAAAAAGAAAATTTTGGTAGTATTCAGGAAATAGACCTAAATAAAGGAAACAGGTCTTTAGGTGAAATGGAAAAAGAATTGGGCAAATTGATTGACTAATATATTTATTATAAAATATAAGTTATGAAATTCGGAGAATTATTGAGTAAAATCGAAAAGAAAATGGTTGATTCATATGTAAATGAATCAATAAAAGAAGATTTAAAAACCTTTAAAAATTTGGTACTCAATAATAAAGGATTGAGTTCAATGTATAGTATCTACAATCAACTATCTAAAAAACAAGGTTTAGACAAAGAAACTGGTGAATTATTCATCAAAGAAAGTGTTAGACAACTTGAAAGAATTATCCCAAATTTAGAAACAAAACAAGTGGCTGAATGGGTTTCTAATGTAGTGTGTGAGAACCAATATGGTGACATCGACAAATTGGTTTACGCGGGTGCTAATACAATCTTAGAGAGTGTTGAAGGTAGAAAGAGTATACTGAATACAATTACTTCTTCCGAGACAATCAAGGAGTCTATTAACTTACCAATCGAAACAATTTTCGGTATTGCCAACAAACAAGTTGAGAAGTTCATTAGTGAAATGGACGAAACATCTAAATCAGATTTAGCTAAAGTTCTAATGACTGAAGATGTTGAGTTATCTAAAGAGTTTGATACTCTCAGAAGTAAAACAATTGAGACATTATCATCATTGAATGAAAGTGATGAAGATACTAAGAAAAAATTACAAGAAACTATTCAACAAATAGAACAGGAAGAATATTCCAAAATCAATTACGTAAGATTATTCAATCTATATAATAACTTAGTTTAATCCTCGTTATTATTCTTAGATTCTAAGTATTTTGCTTTGTTTATCTGAGAACGTCTAACAACAGATTTTTTTACAAAGGCTTGTCTTGCACGCAAAATGTCATTTTGCTTGGTTTTGATGACTTTACCCTTCAAATTTTTGAGGGCTTTTTCGATATTATTTTTTTCGACTTTTATAATTAACATATTCAGTAAATAATATGATATTATAAAAAAATTTGACGAAGGTGTATAATTGACTATATTTTCAACATAAAATAAACAGTTATTCACATGTATAGATATGAAAAAGGGCAAAACATCCAAAATAATTGGATTTCCCTCTGCTAAGATTACTTACGGAACAGTCGATTCAAAAACACTAAAATCAGTTTACTTAAACATCCAATCATGGGTAACCCCCACCGATGAATATGACAATTGGGATAGAATTGTTTCTTATTTCAGTAAATCAGTTAAAAATTCGGTTTTCGAAGTTTTAGATACAGAGTTATTCAAACCAAAATATATTGTAGACCTTGACTTGAGAACAAGTGGAATTGTCTACGGAAAGAAAAGTTTCATGAATTTAGAAATCACTCTTTTTTTAGAAAAAGAATTAGAGTTTAAGGACCCCTACATAAAAGAATCACTGAAAAAAATATCCAAAAATATTTACGTGGAAAATTTCATGAAAAATAACTATTTTGATTTTACGGTGTCAAAAAAAGTAAAAGAACTGTAAAGGTATATTTATATCTAAAAGACACATATGAAAATTTTAGGTCCTAACGAGTTTGGTAAAGGTATTCTTATAGAAATGGATGCGGGATTTATATCGCCAAATGATGAATTCAATAAGAACACATTACAAGAATCAAAGACTCAATTAGATTATTCAAAACCATTTGAGTTCTATGCTGTACTTCAAAAATATAACACACCAAATAGAAATGGTCGTGTATATCCTGAGAAGATTCTAAAGAGAGAAGCTCAGAACTATAAAAAAATGATAGATAAAGGAATTGCATTATCTGAATTGAATCACCCTGAATCATCATTGATTGATTTGGACCGTGTGTCTCACGTAATAAGTGATATTTGGTGGGATGGACATATTTTGATGGGTAAATTAAAATTATTGACATCACCAGGTTTTCACGAAAGAGGTATCGTATCAACA